GTAACAAGGTGCTCCAAACTTCGCCGCGAGACAGGAGCGCCGCGCGCGTTGTACAATTCGACAAACAGTCTATGCTCACACTCCGTCATGGAGATTCGCTGCCCGTCGATCAAATGCACGCGGTTATATTTCACGTCCGCGCGTCCTTGTGCCGGTCCTGCCGCAGCCGATCGGCTTCGAGCTGATCCCATTCGCGTTGCGATGGCAGCGCATCACGCACGCTGTCTAGGGTCCCGTGGATACCCTCAGCGCCGCTCAAGTTAGCGCCGCTCAAGTCCGCGCCGTAAACGCGCGAGCCGTGCGGGCATGCCCACGGCCACGGCGTGTGTTTGCTTGTCATGGCTCAGCCCTCCTACAGCGTCCGGTGTTTCAAAGCATACCCGCCATCGGTTTCCCATCCGGTGGTGTCGCCGTTGCGGCCCCCGGGAAATTTCCAGCCCTTCGCCACGAGCGATTCCAGTGTAGCACGCGGCATTTCAGGATGTTTTTTGTGTGCGGTAAATCCGCACCCCATGTTGCATTCGACAGGCCTCCCATCGCCGGGGCGAATGCCCTTACTGCTGTAGATACGCCGACTCAAAAATCATATCCATGCCGCAACCGTCGATCCTCGCGCCTTCATAGTCGCGGCGCTTACGCCATGAGGCCCACGATTCATCCGGTACACCCGCCTTGACCATGAGCGGCGTGATCCACCTCAATTCGCCGTTTTGCATGGCATAGTAGTCCATGCGGCGCGACATACCGGAGCGGGCGACAGAGCGCACGATCGCATAGAGCGTATCGCCGGGCTTGAAGATGCCGCGCAAGGTGGCGAGGGCTTCGGCGTATTCGGGAGAGGGTTTCTTGGTCATGGCCTACTCTCCTTTCAATGCGCGCTGGCGTGCATCGCTATGGGCGATATAGAGCATCGCAGCGCCCGCTTTCGTTTCGTCCTGGCCTACCCAATCGTCACAGAACCGGATCACATAGCGCGGTTCGGCGTAACCGCAATATTCGCGGCTCAAGGTGTAGCGGGGATCGTCGCGGAAGTGTTTGATGAAGCCTGTATGCATGACGCTTACCCCCTTGCCTTATACAACACGCGAACGCTTTTATATTCGCGTGACGCGGCATGGCCGCCCAGAGCGTTACGGCGCGATATTTCAAGGTGACATGGGCGCCAACCGGTCGACCGGCCCACAATAAACCGGCGCCTTTCACCATAGGCGGTTTCAACCTCGACCCTGTAGCCTTCCAAGCCGCGCAATTGCGGCGAAAGGCCGGAATAATCGCGCGCTGCTTCTTTTTGCGCTGGCGTCATAGCGTTCCATTTTTCTTGCGTCATGTTTTCCAATGTCATGGCAGCTATTCCCTTTGTTATGTGGCTTAAAACAGGATGATTGCGAGAAACCAAAACGGTGCGAAAACAATTTGCGAGAACCAGAAATGCCGCAAGCATTCGCGGTGCAATTGCTCGTTAGTGACCATATACGGGTGATATTTCGGGGCGAACATGGTGCTACTCCTTTTCATAACCTTCACAAGAAATGGACGCGAGGACGCGGCGGCCGGCGGCAGAGTGTAGCGTAACGCCGGCGTGCAGCGTATCCGAGGTATGCCATACAGCCGCGCGGTCGAAAGCCTTGCGCCAGTAGTGCGGCAATGCGGCGCGGATTGCATCGCGATCAGGCGTCATAAAGTCTTGTACGCCGGGGAACCAATTGCCAGCGTGTGAGCGTTGGCGCACGGCCTTAACGGTGGCGAGGGGTCGGCCGCCCGATCCATGTCGCATATCATTCGCACCTAAGTACCGGCGGTTAGTATTGCGGTAAATGGTGCAGGTATATAATGGGGTCATGGGCTTATTCTCCTTTTATCGCGTCAAAATAGATGGTCTCAGCGGCGCGCATGGCGTCTTTATATGACGCATGGCGTATGTTGTACTCATCCCTTCCAAAGCGGGAGATTGTGCTTTTGCCATCCCATTGGCTTGCACCTGCACGCCATGCCGTACCGCGCTTTGGTTTCGCGCCAAACGCGCTAGTTTGTTCAGGGCTCACATATAGCGTCACCTCATTAGGCATTGTCGCCCGGTATCCTGCGCCATAGCCCACCGCTTCTTTTTCCCATTTCACTTGCATGGCGTGTTTTCCCCTACCGGCGTTGAAACGAGAGCTTGCCCTTCGCGGCGGCCTCTTGCACCGCTTCGCGAAGAATGCGCTTTACATCTTCCGTCATTTCGACGTGTGAAGGCTCGCGGCCAAGCTTTTGGCGGAGGACTTCGTAAACCGTTTGTTTTCTCATGGCGCGCTATGACGCAAGCCTGTAAAATTACAAAATTGTAATGTTGTGCTGTCCTATTAGGGCAGAGCCCAGGTTTTAGGGTCGACGCCAGGGAAAAGCTCGTCAAAGCCTTTGTTGTCATATTGGCTATTAGAGAGCGTGGCGCCGCCGGCCGGCAGGTCGTCTATAGAGAAGGGCTTGTGCTGCTCATAGACCATAACCCGCGAGGATTCGAATTTACCCCATACTTGCCAATTTCGCACGCGGTCTAAAACCTCGTTTGTAGCTTCGAGAAGCTGGCCGTCGAGCGTTTTTATCACGCAACGCCATGCCCGCCTGTCTTGCAGGTAGAGCATATAACCCTGTACGGCTTTCGGGATCGGGCATGTACCACTGTCATAACGTTGCACCGTTGCCCAGCTTAGATCTAATTCTTTCGCTAAATCGGCTTGGGTTAGACGTAAACCCTCGCGAATCGCCTTAAATTGCTTGTGGTCCATGGCGTGCACCTTGGCTAATTAGACTGTAAGACGCTTAGTATATATCGTGGTGCAATGCAAGGCTTTTTCGTGGGAGATTGTTAGAATGGCAGTATACTGAAAACATTGAATAAATTAACTATCCTAGCAAAGCCGTGGATAAGGCATAATATATTAGGGAATATATCATACAAAATGATATATTATAATATAGGCGTAAGAGACTATATGGCGTTAAGGCTAAATATAATAAAATATATCATTTTATATGATATATTTCGTTCTAAAGAGCTCTTATATTAGGCGCGGATAGTTGGATACTTTCCAACCCATTGGTTTTAAACAATAGTTATTTGTCAATTTGGCCGAACTCGAAAACACCAATAAATTCAATGCCTATTTTTTGGGCAATCTCCATTTTTTTCAATGGATTCAACGTCTGTAGTGAAGTTGTTATGACTTGAGTAGGGGCGCAGCGACATATTGACTATTGCCATATAGGCAACAACGCGGCGCCGACGCGCGGCCCAGGTGCGATTGCGACATATTGACAACTCGGGATTTTGAAACGCGCGAGGCGCTGCGATGTAAAATTTAATCACACTCCCCCAAACCGCGCGCCGTTTTTCAAAATTCTTCCGCCGCGGCTATTAAACTTTTTGCCGCCGGATTTTTAAACGTTCCCCTGCCTTCACAAGTTTGCTACACTTCGTTTTGTCGTGGTGTGCGCCGACGGGCGCGAGAGGCGGCGTTGCTTTGGGTCTTGGCGACGCCGTTTCTTTTCGAAGGGGGACAGATGTTGTTGGAAGCGGGAACAGCGTTTTTCGCGCGGGGCTACGCCGCGCAGCAGGACGGCAAGAACGACGAAGCGTTCGAACTCTACGAAGAAACGCTGCGCGCAAACCCGCTTCACGTCGAAGCGCATAACAACATCGCAACGATCCTGACGAACTGGCGGCGCTTCGACGAAGCGCTGATCCATTGTTCCAAGGCCCTGGACATATCCCCCGCTTATGCGCCCGCGCATTCCAACATGGCCGCGGCTTTGGTCGAAATGGAACGGCCGCGCGATGCGCTGCCCTACTGCAAGCGCGCTCTTGAGCTTCTGCCGGGCAACACCTTCGCTTTGAGCAATCTCGGTGTCGCGCTGCTCAAATGCGGGCGCTTTGCCGACGCCGAAAAAATCCTGCGCGAGGCGCTGCGCGAGCGGCCCGGCAACGTCGGCATGACGATCGACCTGGGACTGACGCTGCTCGCGCGCGGCGAGGCGTCCGAAGCGCTCACGCTCTTTCGCACCGTCATGGACAGCGCGCATCCGAAAGCGCACCTCGCGAAAAACAACGCAGCCTTCATGGCGCTGATGTCGGGCGACTACAAAAACGGGTGGGAGTGGTACAAGGCGCGCTTTCAAACCGCGCACGTACAGCCGCGCATGGCGCAGATCCCCGAATGGGATGGCGAGCCCGACCCTTACGGGCATCTGGTCGTCGTAGCCGAGCAGGGTCTTGGCGACGAAATCCTATACCTCTCCATGGCCGAAGACCTCGCCGCGAGGTTCCAAGGCCGCGTGACGTGGGAGATTGACGGCCGGCTGCTGCACATGGCCGAGACGACGCTGTTCAGCCGCAACCTGTTCTTCACGCCGCGGTCGTTCATGGACACACCGCCGCCCGAGGGCGCGGGGCTTCGCATCGACGCCGGCCGTGTCGGCCAGTACATGCGCCCTTCGCGCAAAGCCTTTGTCAACGCGCCGACGAAATGGTTGCGTGCGGGGTATGTGAATTTGAACGGCGGCGCGCGTCGGCCGCGCGTCGGCATTTCGTGGATGAGCAAAAACCCCGTGCAGGGCGCCCGCAAAACCGTGCCGCTTGCGCATTGGGCAGGCATGATTACCGCGCTAACGCAGGCCGGGATCGAGGTGATGAGCCTGCAATACGACGAACCGCCGGGGCTCCCCGCTTCGCTGGTCCCATGCCCGTTCGACGCGCGAAAGGACCTGACGATGTTCGCCGGCGCGGTTGCCAATTGCGATCACGTCGTGACGGTCTCCAACACGACCGCGCATCTGGCCGGGGCGCTCGGCGTCAAAACCACCGTGCTCCTGTCGAGCGGCATGGCGCGGTATTGGTATTGGGGCGAGGCGGGCAGGTCCGATTGGTATCCGAGCGTGGAAGTTAAGCGCTACACGGACGCACCGGACTTAGACGCCATCGCCCTTGACTTGTGCGCGCGACTGAAGCAAACTTGATACGCTGAAATTCCCTGTTATACAAACTAAGCCCCGCCGTAACCTAAGCCCGGCGGGGTCTTTTTATACCCGCTTGACGTGTGCGGCATACTGCACTACCTTGTGCGGCGTACTACACAAGGGGGCGAACATGACCAAACACATCGTTGATGAGTTACTTGAGTCGGGCGCGTACCGCGTGACGCGCTACCTTTCACCGAAATTGGTTGTGCGGGCGACGCGCATCGGCGGCAAACACGGGTTCCGCAAGAATGGGCGCGAACCGATCGACTTGCGTGTGAAAATCGGCGCTCCGAATTATTTGGAGCGGCGTTTTGTTAAAGCGTGTCTAAAAGCTCGCGAGCCTTTTCCAGTCAAAAAAGACCAGTTCATTTTTCCGAAGCCGAAGAAGGCTGCGAAGAAGGGCAAATCCCGTGGCAAATAACACAATCCCCCGCATTCCCGTCGCTTCAAGCATGATCCGCAGCGTCGGCTATGATGCCGAGAGTCAGACGCTCGCGGTTGAGTTCAATAACGGGAGCGTTTACGATTACGGCGGCGTGCCTCAGAGCGAATACGACAACATGATGAGCGCGCAATCCGTGGGGAAATACTTTGTCGCAAACGTCAAGTCAGTCTATCGCACCGAATAGCGCGGACGATCACGCCGAAAAGCTGCGCGAAATCCTGACGCGGCTGCGCGCGAACCCCATCCTGGCGCACGACCTGATTTTTCAGAAGCGCCACCCCAACAAGACGCCGGATTTTCACCGGCAGATGATCCTCGATTTCTGGTCCGACGAGGAGTTTGTCGGAACCGAGGCGTTCCGCGAAGGGGCGAAGTCGACGGTGGCCGAAGAGGGGCTGGCCCTCATGGCGCTGTTCGCCGTTGAGCCCTTTTTCCTGATTATCGGCGCCAATTACGAGCGCGCGTGCGACCGCCTGACGGCCATCAAGCACGAAATTGAGACAAACGAGTACATCCAAGAGCTTTTTGGCGACCAGCGCGGGCCGGTGTGGAACGAAGGCGAGATTATCCTGAAGAACGGGACGAAGATCATGGCGCTTGGGGCGCGCATGAAGTTCCGCGGTGTGAAGTACAAGGATAGCCGCCCCAAATTCGTGCTCGTCGACGACCTTGAAGACGAAGAAAACATCAATACCGAAGAAAAGCGCGAGAAGCTGGCCAAATGGGTGAGCCGCGTCGTGTGGCCCGCCTGTTCGTTCGCGCGCAAGCGCATCGTCGGCACGCCGCTGCATCCAAATTCCTGGCTTGAGAACATGCGCAAGAACGCGCGGTGGCGCTTTAGCGTGTACCCCATCGTCGTTCCGGCCGTTGTCGAGAGCGAGAAGTGGGAGCGCTCGCAATGGCCCGACCGCTATTCGCTCGATTGGATCAGGAACAAGATGGAGCAGATGACGCGCGAGGGAGACTTGCAGGGTTTTGTGCAAGAATATCTCTGCCGCAGCGAAGACCCGTCGCTGAAACCGTTCCATGACCGCCATATCGTCCCGGCGACGGCGTTGCCGCCCAATCTGCCGTCGATCGTGATATGCGACCCCGCGCGCACCGTCGGCATGAAGTCCGCGCGCACGGGGTATGCGGTTGTATCGTGGATGGGTTCGACGCTGAATGTGCGCCATGCCTTCGGCAGCTACGATATGCCGGCGAAGATCATAGATACGCTGTTCAATCTCGACACGGCGTTTAATCCGACGTGGATCGTCGTCGAAAAGGACGGGCTTGAGCAGTTCCTTATGCAGCCACTACGCCAGGAGCAGGTGAAACGCGGCGTGATTCTGCCTATCAAGCCCATCAACGCGCCGCGCGAAATCGACAAGGACGGGTTTATCCGCGGGCTTCAGCCGTTCTTCGAGGCCGGGGAAATCCGCATGTGCGGCGACTTCACGGACCTGAAAGCGGAGATTTTGAATTTCCCGAGCGGGCTGAAAGATATTCTGAACGCGCTCGCTTATGCGCCGCGGCTGCGCGCGGGCAAGCCGGTCTATGACGACTTTTCGTACATGCACATTGCGCCGGAGCCGTTGCGCCCGAACGGCGCGACCGCGCCTTATCTCATCATCAATTGCGAACCGCAGTACACGGTCGGGATCTTGGTGCAGTACGTGAACCGCGCGCTTAGGGTGTTTGGCGATTGGGTCCGCGAAGGCTCGCCCGACGACGCGCTCGAAGCGATACTGCCAGACGCGCGCCAAGCGGCCGATGGGAAACAGTTCAAGTTTTTCGCGCCTGTTGAGCAGTTCGACCAGTACAACAATTTCGGGCTGCCGCGTGCGCAGCGCCGTTTGAAGATCCCGGAGATTACCCACGGGCCGAACGGCTACGCGAGCCTTGGGGCCTTGACGCCGAGCTTGCGCGAGCGGGCGCAGGTGCAGCCGGCGTTCATGGTGAGCCCCGGCAGCAGATGGACGATCAACGGGCTTGCGCAGGGCTACGCCTACAAACTCGACAAAACAGGCGTCTTGAGCCAAGAGCCCGAGCCGGGGTATTATACAACCGCTATTCGGGGGCTTGAGAGCTTTGCCAAGTGGCTTACCGTGCGCGTGTCGGACACCGCGGGAGAGCAAAGCCAAGTCAACTGGGCGTACACCCCCGATGGGCGCCGGTATATGTCGGCGCGAGTACAAGGGGGCGTAAATGACGGACGCGATTACAAGCGATCGCTCTAGCGTTGAGCGTGAAGGCTATGACCCGCAGGCAGATCGGGGGACCGATTTAAGCGGCCAGCGCGGGATGAAGGGCAAACTTGGTAAGCTGTACCAGACCGTCCTTCAAGGCTTCATCGACAAACGCGAACGCAATGAATGCACGATGCGCTATTGGCGCATTTTCAATTGCGAGCTGACGACCAATCAGGCGTACAGCGGCAACAGCCAGATTTATCTTCCCATTGTGCGCGACGCGATCGAAGCGCGTGTGCAGCGGTTTATCAATACACTATTCCCCGAGAACGGCCGGCACGTTGATGTGACGGCAGGACCGCCCGAGTTTCCGCACGCGATTGTCGGGCTGCTCGACCATTATGTGCGCCGGTCCAAGCTGCGCAGCAAAGCGCGCGTGCTGCTGCGTAACGGCGAAATCGAAGGGCAGTTTTCGTTCTACGTCGATTGGACGAAAGTAACGCGCCATATCACGAAGAAGATCGAGAAGCAGACCGAGATTGAGCCGGGCGTCTATGACCCCGACGATACGTTTTTCGACACGGAAGACGAAACGGTTACGTCTGAGTTCCCGGACGTTCATATCCTGAACGACAACGATCTTGTTGTTCTGCCGGCGACGACCGAAGACATTGAGAATGACCCCGACGTTATCGTGGGGCTCAAGCGCTACTACACGAAGGAAGGGCTTGAAGGCGCGAAGCGCGACGGCCTGTTTACAAACTCGGCGGCGATCGACGAAGCGATTGCGCAATGTCAGGCCTTTGACCCGTCCAACACGCGCAACACGAAAAAAGATAATGTCGAAAGCGCAGGCGTAAGGCTCAAAGCCAATAAACCCGAATATATCGTTTTCGAGGTTTGGAAAAAATTCAAGATCAAGGGCAAGCTGCGCTGGTGCCGCACGTTCTTCGGCGGCGAGAACGTTGTTCTTGGTATGACGGTTAATCCGTTTTGGAACGACCGCTGCCCGATTATCAGCAAGGCGCGCAACAAGGTCGACGGATCGTTTTGGGGCAAGTCGCCGGTTGATGCCGTCGAACAGCTTCAGTACATGGCGAACGACTGGATCAATATGGCGCAAGACAGCGGGCAATACTCGCTGTTGCCGATTGTGATGACGGACCCGGAGAAGAACCCGAATTACGCTTCGATGGTGATGAGCCTCGCGGCGGTTTGGCAGACAAGCCCGAACGATACAAAGTTCGTCGAGTTCCCGCAGCTTTGGAAAGACGCTATTCAGTTTGTCGCTGAAGCGCGCAGCCAGATCGTTCAGGCGTTCGGGCTGAACCCGGCCATGATTTCGATGGGCTTCCTTGCGCGCCAGCAAACACAGGCGGCGATTGCGCAGGAAAGTCTTGTCGCGATTGCCAACATCACTGACGAAGTTCTGACGCTCGAAGACGACCTGTTTTCGCCGCTGCTTCAATTTTACTTCGAGCTGGACCAACAGTTCCGCGACGAAGAATTGGCGGTGAAGATTTACGGCCAGCAGGGCGTCGCCGCGCGTATGGAGCGTGTACCGGCGTTCGCATGGGATGATCGTTATGAGTTGTCTTGGCGCGGTGCGCAGGTTGCCAAATCGCAGCAGCAGAACCAGCAGATGATCGCCGGGCTGAACGTGCTGCGGCAGTTCGGGCCGATGCTGCCGAACGGCACGCAGATCGACCTGAGCCCGATTGTCGAGGCGATCGTGGAGAATGTGTACGGCCCCCGCCTAGGCGCGCGGGTGCTCGTCGACAAACGTAACCAGCTCACGATATCGCAGAGCCTCGAAAACGAAATTATGATGGGCGGCGTCGCCGCGGTCGTTCACCCGATGGACAATGACGCTGAGCACATCCAGGAAACGCAGGCAGCAATCCAGGCGACGGGCGATCCGACCGGCCTGCTTCGGGTGCATTTGCAGGCACATATGCAGCAGATGCAGGCGAAACAGCAGGCGGCGATGCAGGCCCAAATGCCGCAGCTCGGCGGACCCGGCCCGCGTCCCGGCGCGCAGCCGCAAGCGCCTCGCGGCGGCCAAAATCCGCCCGGCGCCGTGCATAAGGACCAGATGCAAGATCCGACGATGATGCCGCGTAAAGCGGAGGGGTCGAGCGGCACCACATTCATGTGATTGACGTTTTGGCAAGACTAATTTAAACTACTCAAACCATTGGGGGCTTCGAATGAACTATGATCGTAATCCCGGCTTGCGTGCGTCCGAACAGGACGCTGACGACCAGTTTGACGATGGCGCGCAGCAGGGCGGCGATGAGCATCAGGACGATGGGGCGGCGGATGACGCCGGCGACGATGCGGACGATAGTTCGCAGGACACTTCGGCCGACGCTCAGGACGACGCTAATTCCCAAGACGACGATCAACTAGACGCGGGCGAGCAGCAACAGCGCCGCCGCGGCATTCAGCAGCGCGCCGCGCGCGTGCGGGATGAGGGCTATGACCCGGTACGTCTTGCGAGCGAGACAGCGGCGGCCACGGCCCGCGCTACGGCGCAGGCGAGCCAAGAAGCGGCTCGCCAAGCCGAAGAAGCACGCGCTGAGCGCGAAGCTCTTGCGGCGATGAACGATGACCAGCGCGCCACCTACCTGCTCGCGAAAGAAACGAAGCAGGTGAAGGATAACCAGGCGCGCACGCAGGTTCTCCTGCAAAGCTCGACCGACCAGAGCGCTTTTTCCCGCACCCTGACGCGCAAGCCCGGCTTCGCCAAATACGAAGATGAAGTTGAGCGCCGCCATCAGGCGATGCTTGCGCAAGGGCAGTTCGTCCAGCGCCAGATCATCCTTCAGCACCTTATCGGTGAGCGCGCGTTGAACAACGAAGGCGCGCAGAACCAGAAGCAGGGCGCGCAGCGCCGTCTGCAACAGCAGCGTAACGTTTCGACAGGTCGCGGCGGACGCGGGGACGCGGGCGGTGGGCAGCCTCAAAAGGGCGCTCGTTCCTCCACGGTTTCGCGGGCCGAGCGCGAAGATTGGGCAATTTAACTTCCTCTAGGGGGCATCTATGAGCGACTTTAACCGTTTGCGCGGCCTTGGTTTCGGCCTGTTTACTTCCGGCGCTGCTGCTTTTGCGGTCAACGCCGCTTCTGGCTTCAATACCGGCGGCGCATACGGTACGGGCGACGTTGAACAGTACATTCAGGACAAGACGCTGCCGCTGACGCAGCAGCAGCTCGTCGTGTACCAGTTCGGCGACGCGCTTCGTCTGCCGAAAGGCCGCGGCACGCAGTACGCCGCTTCCCGGTACATTCGTGTCCCGCTCCCGTTCGCGCCGCTCTCCGAAGGCGTCCCGCCCGTTGGCGAAACCATGACGCTTCAGCAGGTCGTGGCGACGGCCCAACAGTGGGGCGACAAGATCACTGTCACCGACGTTGCGGATCTGACGATCAAACACCCGCTGTTCCAGAAGGCGATCGAGCTGACCGCGCTGCAAGTCGCGGAAACACACGAACGCAACACGTTCAATAACCTCATGGGCGGCACGCAGATCAACTACGTGAACGCGCGCGGCTCCCGCGCCAGCCTGCTCGCCGGCGACGTTCTGAACCCACACGAAATCAACCGCGCGACCGCGGCCCTGATGACCATCGGGGCGCCGCTCTATCAGGGCACCGAGCGCACGGACGAAAAGCTCAACGCCGAAATGGGCGGCGTCAAAGCGTCCAGCAACCCGCGCACGATGCCGCACTATACAGCGGTGCTTCACCCGCTCGTCGCGGCCGATATGCGCGAGAACAGCGTCATTACCACGGCGTGGTCCTATTCGGACATCAACCGCCTCTACAACTTCGAGCTTGGCGAGTGGGGCGGCGTCCGCTTCACGATGTCGAACATGGTGCCGTTCTTCACCGGCTTGGCCAACACCGGCTACACCGTGTCGGCCGGCACTTCCGGCAGCCTCGCTACCGGCACTTACTACGTGCAGGTGACGGGTTCGGCGTCCATCACGCAGTACGAAACCCAAATCTATCAGGTTTCGAGCAGCGTTTCGGTCGTCGGCCCGACGGGTTCGATCACCGTGACGGTGCCGAGTACCACCGGCTACACCTACAACGTTTATGTCGGCACCACGACGAGCCCGGCCAATCTCGGCCTTTCGACTTCCGGCCCGACTTCCGGCCCGATGGCAGGGCAGGCCGTGCAGATCGCCGCCGGTTCGACCATCACCATTACCGGCGCCGGGACCGCGCAGACCCCGCCGGCCGCTCCGGCGACGGGCGTGACTGTTTACCCGACGTTCGTTTTCGGCAAGGGCGCTTACGGCATCGTCGTGCTCGACGATACCAAGTTCACCTACCTGAAGACGGCCGACAAGTCGGACCCGCTGAACCAGCTCCGCGTGGTCGGGTGGAAGTTCTACGAAGGGGTCCTGATTGAGAACAATCAGTTCTTCATGCGCATCGAATCCTCGTCGGCCTTCTCGACGACCTTCGGCTAAACCTAACGCGAACGGTAGCGGACAATGACCCAAACTCTCTCGCTTGAGACGGCATTCTTTTCCGGCCTTACTGCGGTGCAGTTTTCGGCTTCGTTGTCCGCCGCCGATGTCGCGACGATGGACCAGCTTATCGCTGACGACGCGGCGGCACTGACGCAGCCGGAGAATGCGACGCCGCTTCAGGCGGCGATCGTGTTCACGGCTGACACTATTACGACCGCGTTGAGCGGCCTGACGAGCGTTTCTGTGGCGAGCCCGTCGGGTGCGACGATCGCGAACATTCAGCCCGGCCAGTGGCTCTATGGTCC